ACCACACCATATGCAAACTCCTTATCCATCATTTTATAAATTCTTCTCGGCATTCTGATGTTATACTCATGCGCCTGTATCTTATTAGGGTCTATCTGGTTTTCGTTTTCATCAAAATTAAATAGCTCCCTGTATTCTTTCAGTGCCTTAACTGCAAGGTCTCCATTGCCAGCCTTTACAGCCTTCTGGTATTCGTTCCAGAAAGCCTCTTTCAGCACCTGCCGTTCCGCTGCCAATGTAGTAGCATCCAGCTCGCCAAAAATCTGCATGGACATATTATACTCACGATACGCCGAAGCCTGAGAAATCCCGTGGTCTCTCATTAGTATCTGAATTACTTGATAGGTAGAGTATTTGTTGTTCAATCTCAGTGACCATGCGTGGCTCATCCGCTTTTTCTTCTCTGCCTCACGCTCGGTCAGTTCCACTGAACTCTCATCTAGGTAACTCGCCTTTATACGCTGAAAACTGCTGTCTTTCTTGAATTTTGACAATTCCATGCTCCAAATATAAGAAACCCCGAAGTCACGGCAAAACACAAAAAAAAGCCCTGCAAATGCAGGGCAGATGTTAAAAAAAGCAAATTTCTATGAAATTTGTATTTTATGCTTGAAAATTATCAGCAGCCTTTCTCAATCTTTCAGCAAGGTCGTATAATGCTCCCTTAAACTGCTCACTTTCCTCTGGAGTAAATCCACCTTTTCCTCCGTTCCCATCTATTTCAGAAAGTTTATTATATATCCATGATGCCGATTTCCCGAAATAATTCTTGGAAATCTTGCCCCAAGATACATCTACAATAATATCTTCTAACTGCTTTTTGTAAGCCACTTTTTTACTAATTCCTATTTCCATATCTTAATATTTTTAGATTAAAAACCGCCCGCTTTGGGCGGTTTATTTTTTACTTTTCTTTTTCTTCCTCTTCCTCTTCTCCATCCATCATCTTTTCGAAAAGCTCCCTTGCATAAAACTCTAATTCTATTGAGGGATTGTGTTTTGATTTTAAGAAGTTTCTAATTGCTTCGATTAACTCCTTTTCTTTTTCTGTTAACTTCATATCTTTCGCTTTTTTTAACACCACAAAGATACTGTGAATTTTCACAATACGCAAGTTTTTCACTAACTTTTTTTCATTTTTTTACAAAAAAAATCAGAGGTTTATTCCTCTGACTTTTTATTAAATTGCTCTATCTCTGCATCTGTAAGCTGTTTCCCGTTCCTCCACACTTCATAAGCCAATCCGTTTTCTTTCATATAGGACACCCACCGTCTTACAATAACATCCGAAAACCTCGTGTCCAGCTCAAAGCCTCTGCACGCTCTCCAATTTTGCTCACAAGCTATCAAGGTAGAGCCAGAACCTAAGAAGCCATCACCTACAATTTCCCCTTGCCTGCTGGAATTCTTTATCAAATAACCCATTAAATCCAAAGGCTTCATCGTAGGATGGTCGGCGTTTCGCTGCGGCTTGTCAAACCTTAAAATCGAACTTTGCTTTCTGTCCGTATACCAAGGATGAGCTCCTTCTGCATTCCAGCCATATACCAGGGAACGGTGTGTTTCTATCTCTGTCGGCTGTGTTTCTTCGCAGAAAATAACAGGTTCATGCTGCATATGATAGTCCAGCCTTCCTAATACAAATGAATTCTTTACCCAAACCAAAGTAGAGGAAATCTTATATCCTGCATCCAGCATAGATTGTCTGAAATTGATAGCCTCCGAATCCGAATAAAATACATACGCAGGCGCACCAGCATGAGAAAAAACATAACTATTCACAAAGAAATCATACAAGAATCGATAAAAATTATCATTGCTCATCTTATCATTCTTGATTTTTAGTTTGTCTTTCGTTCCTCCTTGATAGTCTACATTATACGGAGGGTCGGTAAGTAATAGATTTAGTTTATCATCACCAAGCAACCTCGCCCAGTTCTCTGAATCGGTAGAACTATCGCACAAAAATCTATGCTTTATGTTTTTATCTTTAGAAACTAATTCGAATAAATCCCCCTCCACGCTTTGCGTTTTTTCAGGGAGCGAGGCATCAAAATCGCCCTCTTCTTCAGGCGGAAGCACAGCGTTCTGCTTCAAAAATTCATCAAAATCGCCCATGTCCATTCCGATGCCTTCAAGGTCTAAATCTTGAAAGAATTCCTCTATTTTTTCCCAATCAAATTCACCATTATGGATATTACTTCGGAGCATGTATTCTTTGAATTCCTCCTCGGTAAGTTTTCGGTTTGGAATCCTTACATCGATATTGTCCTCACCACGCCCCAACACGAACAACGCAGCTACTCTCTGGTGTCCTGCTATCAGCGTATTGTCCAGGTCAATGACTGGAATTTCTACCAAATTGAATTTCTCCAAGCTCTCTCGGAGTTTTTTCATATCGGCATCATTTATTTGTCTTGGATTGAAATCACAAGGCACTAACTCTTTTACTTTCCTCTGAACCGTATACCATTCCAAAGGAGCATGTATTTTATTTTCCATTATTCAAAAATTTTTCGCATTCCATGAGTTCGTTTTCTTTTTCTTGGAGTTGTTCCCGTTTTAGATTCAGCGTGTGCAGTCGGCTCTTATACTCTGGATCTTCGGGAGCAGGCAGGGAATTTTCCATTTTCTTAATGGTCTGTTTCCTCCTTGTAATCAGCGCCCTAAGATTGTCCCGATGTTTATAAATTTCCAGCTCACTCATTCCCTCAAAATCGGTTTCAGTTTCCAAAGGCATTATTCTCTTATGCTCTCTGTAATGTTTCAGCACTTTTTGGCATTGGTCAAATTCTTTAAAATAATTCCAAATTTTCCACTGAAGCTCAAAGGCTTCGTCTTCATCTTTAGGGTCAAGTTCTCCGAGCTGAATTTTAAGAGAGCAAGCCTCCATCCACAGCCCCCAGCGTCTGCGGAAAACCTTATGAAGCTCTACGGGATAATCTGCAATAAAATCATTGAATACTTTTCTCGGTGCTTCTGGTTTCGGAATTCCACTCTCTTGGTCTGCTGGTTTATCGGTTGGGATTTCAGCTGAAACTTTCGCTTCTGCAGGCTTATTCAATCGAGAAAATTCATATTTCAGCTTTGCAAAATTCTGCAGGGAAAACCTCCTGCAGGCTTCCGTTATCCGCTGGTTTCCTCCGTATGAAATATACTTTTCTAAAAGTTCCTGGTGTTCTTTTGCATTCATAATGATAAAAAACAGAAAGCACTAGGCTTCCTGTTTCTTTTGTGATTTTGATTTATCTTCTGCTGTCTCCGTTCTCGTAAGGAGAATTTGCTCCAAAGCCTCTCGGATAATGCCAGCATCTTCTGTCATATCCTGCCTTTCTTTGAGAGCTAAAAGGCTTTTAAGTTTCGTTTCCGACAATTTGGAAAGACCCTCTACAGCCTCTGGCTCCAGCGAAAGCCACTGAGAGCCTCTTTGGAAAAAATCAAAAGCATCATCTGGAACTTCTTCCACTACAAAATCACCACGAGAACTGATAATCCTAGTTCCTATCGGAACATTCAGTTTGAAATACTTTTTATCCATCTTTTCCAATTTTCTACGCTGCAGGTTCTAATGTGATTTCTCCTTCATACACACAAGTTTTCGCATTCGCTACCAACTTCACTGTTACTCCAGAGTTATCATCTATCTTCTTACCTGTAGTTCCCTCAGCAGAATCTATTCTTGCTCCAAGGTCTTTGTTTCCAATCACAAAGAGTTTCCCATTGGCATCTTTTACTACAAAAACACACGGAGCATTCTTATAGGCATCTATCCAGCCCAGCACTTCCGTTCTGAGACCAGGAATAAGAAATTCCAATTCTGTTTTTGTCTTCTTGTTGCCCACATTCCCTGTAAGGGTTGGTTTCAACTCTCCTTCATCCATCTGAATATCGATGGATTTCCACGCTTTATCCTTATTGAGAACAATACCTCCTGCTGCAATGGTTACCCTGCTGGCATAGGTAGTAGAAATCGTAGGCTTTGCCATGCTTTTAATGAAATCTACAGGAACATAATATAACTTCGTTGCAATCCCAGAATTGATTTCATCATTTGGACAATGCTCCAAGTTCTCGTGCGGAATGCTATCAAAACAACTTGCCATAATTTTATTTATTTTTTTGGTTAAACTTTTTCTATCAATCCAGACCCGCCAACAACCAACTGAAGCAGTATATCTTCGTCTTGGGAGATTTCCTGCTGAGTTTTCACGATGCCGTCGATTCTGATTTTGCTCGGAGCATCATCAGTGAATCTGTAATTTTCTCCGTTGAAAACAAATGAAACAGCTTCTGCTTTTGGCTCTGCTGGTTTAGGTTCTTTCTTTGTAAGAGATTTTTCTCTCTTATCCAGTTCAGCTTCTCTTTTTGCGATTTCTTTCTCACGATTGTCCAGTTCAGCTTCTTTTTCTTTGAGCTGGTCCGCAAAAACATTCAGTTCGTTTTCCCTGGTATCAAGCTGAGTTTCCTTTGCTACATTTTCTGTAGATTCTTCAGTATTACCTGCAGTTTCTTCGATGTTTTCAGAAACTTTTTCGTCTTCTTTTGCCATAATATTATTTTTTTTAGAAAAACCTGTAAGCACCAAAAGTGCCTACAGGTATAGGATTACACACTTAGTTTTTCACTTGCATAGAACAATTCGTTCTGATCCGCATTGTTCAATCCTCGTTTCTTCGTTCCGTCTGATGTATGCATGAATACCAATTGGTTTACAGCATAATCATATCCAAGAGAGAACTCTCCAAGAATATCCAATATTCTTCCGTTCTCTTGAACCGAAGTAATAGTCGCTGGATTGTCAATTTCATCAATAAGCCTTAATAGGTTATTGTCCACCGTAGACACGATAGTTCCTTTGGTAAGGTTCGGTATGCCCACGATTTGTCTCTTGCCAAGTCTTGTTCTCATGGCATCATCCTGGAACTTGTTTTGTCCGAACTTATCTTCGTATGCAATCTGATAGTCTTCCGCATCAGTCTGGCTCATGAAGATAGTTTTCACTTTGTTTTTATAAAGTGATGGAATCTGTCTTTCATATTCCGTTACCACTTCCAATACATTGGTTTTAGTTATCGCATCACCAGGAATCAAGAATGCTGGATTTGTAGTATCCGCTGCTATTTTCTTGTGAACCTCGTTCAAACCGTCCATTGATGAACCGAATGTAGGAGATGCCTGTCCTTTCTGTGAAGCATCAAACTTACCAGTGATAGATAGAATATTAACATCATCAATCACTTTTTCTTTTAAAATCTGCATAGCAAGAACAGAGATGCTCTTCTGCTGCAGTCCTTTGCTTTCTTCGTATTTTTCTTCAAAAATACTTCCCAAAATTTCCGCTGGATCTATTTGGAAATCCACTTTTTGATGGAAATTCTTCAAATCTTTATACAAGAATGTAATATCTCCATAAGGAGTCACTTTCTTGGAATCAAAAATCTGAACTGCATGGCTCATCAATGCCTGAACCGATGGATAATGTCCCTTTACCTTGGTTACGGTTCTAACAAATCGGTTGATGTAAACCTCGCTGGATAAAACCATACCGCTGAATAAAGTAGGATTTACAGATAAATAACGAATAAGCTCGTTTTTAATCTGATCTGTTTTTAAACTCATATTCTTATTTTTTTATTTATTCTACTTTTTTACTCTCTGGAGCAACTTGTTGTGCTCATCTTCTGGATTCATAAATCCTCCAATCAAACCATTTTCAGAATTCTCTGTTCCGTCATTCTCTACTACAGAATGTCTGTTTTTAGAGCCTCCGAATTCCTTGCATTTTTCCCCAAGTAAAGCGATGTTTTCCACCACGCTT